GTAACAAAGAAGAACACATCTATGGTAACTCAACGCAGGTTATTCATGGCTCTGAGTTTAAAACGGTTAAGCAAAATGCTATACATCAGATTGATGGTTACATGACGCACAGCGTCGGCCAATACTTTGAACAAACGATTGGTTCTTATATGAATTTAAATGTTGGATCGAATCTTACCGAAACAATTAGCGGTGCGCAATCTACAACAGCATCGAACCATACTACAATTAATAACAACGTTAACATTACTGGTAACCTTAATATTCAGGGTACAACGCACTCTGTCGGTGACGTGTCTACTTCTGCTGGAGCAAATCCAACATTAGCGACTCACTTCCACTTTGGACATGATACAACAGGAAGATCAACAGCTCCAGGCGGAAATAGATAAAATAGGTATAAATAGATACTATGAGCACACAAATTCTATCAGATAAAAGTTTAGAGAACGAACGCGCATCCGTCGTCGCACGTACGCGGGACTTTTCAGATCTAGACCTTCGGTTTAAGGCCCATCCTAATTTAGGTGATTTGGTGCCATTAAGAGATATAGCTGCTATTAAGAACTCTGTAAGAAACCTTATTCTTACTGGATATGGTGAAAGACTTTTTCAACCGACTATAGGCTGTGGAATCACCGATCAGTTATTTGAAAACTTTAATCCTGTTACAGTTGCAGCTATGAACGAATCGATTGCTCGGACTATCCGTTATCACGAACCTAGGGTAGCACTTGCAAACATATCCATAACAGACAAATCAGATGAAAATGCTGTATTTGTTTCGGTAACAGTTAAGATATTAAACGTACCTGATCTAGTGGATATAGATATTTACTTAGAGAGAATCCGATAATGGCGAACATTAAGAACGTAACTGAATTAGATTTTGACCAAATTAAGGTCAATCTAAAGGCTTATCTTTCAGGACAAGATAAGTTTGCTGACTATGATTTCGATGGATCAGGTATGGCAGTACTACTTGATATTCTTGCATATAATACTCAATATAATGCATTGCTCGCCCACGCGAATGCAAATGAGGCTTTCCTAGATACAGCACAGATGCGCGCTAACGTGGTATCCCATGCTAAGTCATTAGGATATGTGCCAAGTTCTGCAAAGTCCTCTGAAGCAAAAATTGACGTTACTGTTATTGGTAGTTCTACTTCTTCTACAACTGCTACTATGCCACGTGGAACTGTATTTTCTGGCTTAATCGGATCTAAGCAGTATACCTTTGTAACTAACGAGTCTTATACTGCATCTAAGAATGTTACTAATCGTTATGTATTCGAGAACGTATCAATCTTTGAGGGTGAAATCGAAACCTTTACATATCGAGTAAATGGACAGATCCCAAATCAAAAATTTAAAATACCTACAAATAAGGTTGACACCTCTACCCTCGTAGTTGCTGTTCGAGAGTCAGCAACATCAGAAGTTTCCGAGGTCTATACTCATTTTAATAATATATTGGATGTTAAATCTGATTCTCGTGTATATTTCTTACAGGAAGGATATTCTGGGGAATATGAAGTATACTTTGGAGATGATGTTATAGGTCGTAAACCAGATACAGGTAACGTAGTAGATATAGCTTATATTAAAACTAATGGTGAAGAGGCAAACGGTGCATCATCGTTTACTACTGACGCTACTATTAACGGATTCTCCGGAGCAACAGCTACTCTATCTGAAGGATTTACTAAAACATTCTCTGGGGCAGATCGGGAGGACATAGATTCAATTAGATTTAATGCTCCTAAAGCTTTCCAGAGTCAAAATCGTGCAGTAACATCTATTGACTACGATGCTATACTTAAACTGGAATATGATTTCATTGAGGATATAGCTGTATGGGGTGGAGAAGTAAATGAGCCTCCAACATACGGTAAAGTGTTTATATCAATTAAACCAAAAACCGGGGACTATTTATCGACTACTACTAAAGGTATAGTAAATAGATTTCTTTCTACTAAAAATGTAGGATCAATTACAACAGAAATTGTTAACCCAGACTTTACATATATTACAATGGATGTGTTCTTTAAGTACAATCCAAATAATACTTCTCGAAGTAAATCCCAACTAGAAATAGCAGTTAAAGATGCAATTATAAATTATAACGATGTTAATCTAGAAAAATTTGATGGTGTGCTTAGATTTTCTAAGTTGCTTAAAGCAATTGATAATGCTGATAAAGGTATATTAAACTCTACTGTTCGTTTAAAGATGCACAAGCATGTTGCACCTATAACAGGGGATACTAGAGATTATGCTATTAAGTTCTCTTCCCCGATATACAAGACATCTACAACACAGCAGACTATATCCTCTTCCCAGTTTACTTATTCTGGTCAAGAGTGTGAGTTAACTGATATACCATCTGATGTATATCCAAATCGAATCGTGCAGATACGTAATGCTTCAACAAAAGCTATTATAAATCCTTCAGCAGGAACAATCACGCCTACTACTGGTATGGTTGACCTAACACAGATTAAAATAGATTCTATAGGAGTTATCCTTATCTTCGTAGATCCGGATTCAAATGATATAGCACCTAAGTTTAACCAATTAGTATCTATTGAGAAAGATGAAACCCCTGGCATTACTGTGGTGGGAGAAGAAGATACTATTGCTACACTCGGTTCGGTCGGAGCATCCTCTTACACCACCTTTAGCAGACACGACTAATGACTAAAAGATCTAATATAGAATCGAGTAAAATCGAATCGCTAATCCCGCGCCAGCTTGTAGCTGATGCAGGAGGAATGATCGAGTTTATAAAAGAATATTATAGATTTATGCATGAGGAGCAAGGTCCTTCTTATGTAATAGATAATATCCTTTCTAATAGAGACGTTGATACAGTTGTTGATGCTTTTATATCTTTGGTAGAAAAAGAAATTGGCGCTGGCTTTACTACTCAATTAACAGCTGATAAGGCTAACCTATATAAAAATATAGTTCAGTTTTATCAAGCGAAAGGCTCAGTCGAATCATTTAAGCTTCTTTTTAGACTCTTATATGATACCGATATCGATATATCCTTTCCTAAGGAAAAAATTCTTGTAGCATCAGATGGTAGATGGATCCAACAAAATTCAATCTTTATTGAGGTTACTGAAGGTAATCCTTTTGATCTTTTTGCTAACATTGTTGATGTAACTACCCCAGATAGAGTTGTTAAGGTCGAAGTAGAAAGAATACGCCGAGTTGAAGAAACGGCTTTTTATGAGATCTTTATAACAAAAGATAATAACACCCTTCGAGTTACTGAATTAGCAACAATAGATCAGTATGGTGTTAAGGCTACAGTTGTTAACTCCCTTAACAAGTATGAGATATATCATCCAGGTTCAGGTTTTGAGACTGCTCAGTTCGTCGATATTTTAGAATCAGCTGGGCAAGGCGTTAAGATTAAAGTAACTGAGGTAAATGATTTAACAGGCGAGCTCGCTGATATTAAATTTATTAACTTTGGAGTAGGATACTCTGCTGAGTTCTATGCAATGATTGTTCCCCGATCAGAAATTGTGGGTGGGGTTGATCTTGTTATCTCAACAGATCCTGATGCTGATAAGGTTACCTATCCAACACGAGCTATTATAAAATTCTCTGAGTCGGTGCTGGCAGAGTATCGTGGTGAGTATTCTACAAATAATGGTTTCTTATCGGACGATATATATCTTCAGGATAACTTCTTTTATCAGCAGTTCTCTTATCTTATCCGATCATCTCAACAGTTTGACAACTATAAAGATATCGTTAATAAGACAGTTCATCCGTCTGGCATGGCTATGTTCGGTGAGTTTGAGATTAATAATTCTTTCGATATGTCTCGTGCGTTCGAGCTCTTACGTCGTTACTTTACCAATCGCGAAGAAGATGTTATCGATACAATTGATCTAAACATTTGGACATTATATAAGCCTCGCGAGGATGTAGCTTACGCTTCAACTACTGATTGGTTCTACGATTTCTATAAGAACGTTTCAGAAATCGTAAATCAACCAGATTCAGAATATAAAGATTTTTATAAAGTTCTGGGTGATACAGCACTTACAGCTGACGAACTAACATATACAATCACTAAGTTTAAGGCTTTAATAGAGAATTTAGCTATATCAGAACTTGCTATAGTTAGTTACGCAAAACCGCTTACAGAAGTCATAAATAGTAATGATTCCGGCGTAATAGAGATATTAGGTGATATCTACGCTGAAGATTATTTTGCTGAAGATTATTCCGAAGGATTAACTTCATTTACCTAGGAGAAGAAAATGCCATTAATGAACGAGCAAGTTAGCCCTAAGG